TTCCGTCCGTACCACTTGTTCCTGAAGTTCCGTCCGTACCCGAAGTACCACTTGTTCCTGAAGTTCCGTCCGTACCTGATGTTCCTGAAGTACCACTTGTTCCTGAAGTCCCACTAGTTCCTGAAGTTCCTGAAGTACCACTTGTTCCTGAAGTCCCATCTGTTCCACTAGTTCCTGAAGTTCCGTCCGTACCTGATGTTCCTGAAGTACCCGATGTACCACTTGTTCCTGAGGTACCATCTGTACCACTTGTTCCTGAAGTCCCATCCGTACCACTTGTTCCTGATGTTCCTGAAGTTCCCGACGTTCCACTAGTTCCTGAAGTTCCGTCCGTACCTGATGTTCCTGAAGTACCCGATGTACCACTTGTTCCTGAGGTACCATCTGTACCACTTGTTCCTGATGTTCCCGACGTTCCACTTGTTCCTGATGTTCCGTCCGTACCTGATGTTCCACTAGTTCCTGAAGTACCACTTGTTCCTGAAGTTCCGTCCGTACCTGATGTCCCACTAGTCCCTGAAGTTCCGTCCGTACCTGATGTCCCACTAGTCCCTGAAGTACCACTTGTTCCTGATGTCCCACTAGTCCCTGAAGTACCACTTGTTCCTGAAGTTCCGTCCGTACCTGATGTCCCACTAGTCCCTGAAGTACCTGATGTCCCACTAGTCCCTGAAGTACCATCTGTTCCTGAAGTACCACTTGTTCCTGAAGTACCCGATGTTCCATCGGTTCCACTAGTACCGTCCGTACCTGAAGTTCCACTAGTTCCATCTGTTCCTGATGTTCCACTAGTACCATCCGTTCCTGAAGTACCATCCGTTCCACTTGTTCCTGAAGTACCATCCGTTCCACTTGTTCCTGAAGTACCGTCTGTACCTGATGTTCCTGATGTTCCGTCTGTACCTGATGTTCCTGATGTTCCGTCTGTACCTGATGTTCCATCGGTTCCTGAAGTACCGTCTGTACCTGATGTTCCATCGGTTCCTGAAGTACCATCAACACCTGATAATCCTGACGTACCTGATGTTCCTGAAGTACCATCCGTACCCGAGGTTCCATCGGTTCCTGAAGTACCGTCTGTACCTGATGTTCCTGAAGTACCATCCGTACCCGAGGTTCCGTCGGTACCTGATGTTCCACTAGTTCCATCTGTTCCTGAAGTACCATCCGTACCCGAGGTTCCACTAGTTCCATCTGTACCTGAAGTACCATCCGTACCCGAGGTTCCACTAGTACCATCTGTACCTGAAGTACCATCCGTACCCGAGGTTCCACTAGTACCATCCGTACCCGAGGTTCCACTAGTACCATCCGTACCTGAAGTACCATCCGTTCCACTTGTTCCTGATGTTCCGTCGGTACCTGATGTTCCACTTGTTCCACTTGTTCCGTCTGTACCCGATGTTCCTGAAGTTCCGTCCGTTCCACTTGTTCCTGAGGTACCATCCGTTCCACTCGTTCCTGAAGTTCCGTCTGTACCCGATGTTCCTGAAGTTCCACTAGTTCCATCTGTTCCTGATGTTCCACTAGTACCATCCGTACCTGAAGTACCATCCGTTCCACTAGTTCCTGATGTACCATCTGTTCCACTTGTCCCTGAGGTACCATCCGTTCCACTCGTTCCTGAAGTACCATCCGTTCCACTCGTTCCTGAAGTACCATCCGTTCCACTAGTTCCTGAAGTACCATCCGTTCCACTAGTTCCTGATGTACCTGAAGTACCATCTGTACCTGAAGTACCATCTGTACCACTAGTTCCTGATGTCCCTGAAACGCCATCAACACCTGAAGTTCCACTCGTACCTGAAGTACCATCTGTACCACTAGTTCCTGATGTTCCATCTGTTCCTGATGTTCCATCTGTTCCTGAAGTTCCATCTGTTCCTGAGGAACCATCGGTACCATTAACCCCAGATAAACCCGACGTACCACTTGAACCTGAAGTTCCATCTGTTCCTGAAGTTCCACTTGAACCTGAAGTACCACTTGTTCCTGAGGCACCGTTAATTCCTGAAGTACCACTAGTTCCTGAAGTACCACTAGTTCCTGATGTTCCTGAAACACCGTCAACACCTGAAGTACCGCTAGTTCCCGATGTTCCACTTGTACCTGAAGTTCCATCTGTCCCTGATGTTCCACTAGTACCGTCCGTACCTGAAGTTCCACTAGTTCCATCTGTTCCTGATGTTCCACTAGTACCATCCGTACCTGAAGTACCATCCGTTCCACTCGTTCCTGAAGTACCATCTGTTCCACTTGTCCCTGAAGTACCATCTGTTCCACTTGTCCCTGAGGTACCATCCGTTCCACTTGTTCCTGAAGTACCGTCTGTACCTGATGTTCCTGATGTTCCGTCTGTACCTGATGTTCCTGAAGTTCCGCTTGTACCATCTGTTCCACTTGTCCCTGAGGTACCATCCGTTCCACTTGTCCCTGAGGTACCATCCGTTCCTGAAGTTCCGTCTGTTCCACTTGTACCATCCGTTCCACTCGTTCCTGAAGTACCATCCGTTCCACTCGTTCCTGAAGTACCATCCGTTCCACTCGTTCCTGAAGTACCTGAAGCACCATCAATACCACTAGTACCTGATGTTCCGTCGGTACCGCTAGTTCCTGAAGTACCTGAAGCACCATCAATACCACTAGTTCCTGAAGTTCCGTCTGTTCCTGAAGTACCATCCGTTCCACTTGTTCCTGAAGTTCCGCTTGTACCGTCTGTTCCTGAAGTTCCACTAGTACCATCCGTACCCGAGGTTCCACTAGTACCATCCGTTCCACTCGTTCCTGAAGTTCCGCTTGTACCGTCTGTTCCACTCGTTCCTGAAGTACCTGAAGCACCATCAATACCACTAGTACCTGAAGTACCATCCGTTCCACTCGTTCCTGAAGTACCTGAAGCACCATCAATACCACTAGTACCTGATGTACCACCTGTACCACTAGTACCTGATGTTCCTGAAGCACCATCAATACCACTAGTACCTGAAGTTCCTCCAGTCCCTGAAGTTCCACTCGTTCCCGATGCTCCGTCAATACCACTAGTACCTGATGTACCACTAGTCCCACCTGTAACATTAATTAAAATATTCCCTTCACCATAATCAATTACAGAGGCACCGGAAAAAGTCATTCCCGTAACATTTAGTGCGGTCACACCTGACGTTGAATCATAGACCGTTAATGTCCCCGTATTTGAAGTAATTCCTGTAATTTCAACAACACTTCCATCACTATTATTTAATTGTAGTGTTGAAGTACCTGCACTATATGTTCCTCCCGTAACCGAACCATTAAATCCTGAAATGGTAATAGTTCCGCCCGTATTATTATATAAATCTAATTCTTGAGTTCCTGAAAAATAAGTTCCACCCGTTATTTGAACGTCGCTACCATAAAATACTCTCCAACGAGAATCTAAACCACCCGTATACCCTTCAATTGTTGAAGCCGTCCAAGCGTTGATGAATGCAGCACCTTCAGGTGTGTCATCATAAACTTCATAACTACTACCCAAATCAACAATTGAACCAACCAATTCCGCGGCATCCCATAATGAGGTAAATCCCGTCATAGTATATTGATATACAGTATCATTCTCTTGAACGTGAACTTGCATACCAAGTCTTCTTCTACCCGAAGAAATACCATCATTATTTAGTGTTAGTATGTTTGGGGAGACGAATGGTGCGTTGTATTGAAAATTAATTGGGATAGAATTTCCTGAATACAAAACCGGCCCACCATTAATTAAAATATCATTTGGTATAGTCCAATCCAAATCGGATAAATAAAATACTTCCATGTATCCACCAATACTATTAACAGAGAATACCGTACCTGTATTAGACTCTCTAAGTACTGAATTAGGTGAACTTACTAAGATTGGTGATGTCGGATTTTTATATTGAAAACTCATTTGTCTTTATTATTAAATATTATTATATTAATGTTCCTCCTTGCCAATATAACGGATTTCCACTATTAGTGATGTTTACTCCAGCCATAGGTTTAGTTGTGTATACCCTATAAGTTCCTGCAGGTATGTTTGTTGAACCTGAATAATTAAACAATAATGACGAATAAGTTGTATTCATAGTAAAGTTTGTCCCTGGAGGATTTCCAATACCTTGTTTAATTGTCTGATATATTTGTCCATTAGTCGCACCTGTTGAGACCATCCAAGTATACCAAGCAACTTCCGATGAAGGAACAGTTGTTGCCGGAACTTCAATAGTTTGGAATCTGTAAGCAACGATTGAGTTACCCCAAATATCACTACCTCCACTTGTGGTTGAGATAGGTGCCGTTAATATTGGTGGTTCAGAACTTCCCCATCCACTATAAGCAACATATGCGTTCATTTGAGCATCAAATATTGATTGATTTGGTGAAGGTGAATTAATATTAAATCCTCTAAACGCACTTCCTTGTGATACCATCCATGTATTCAACGCACCTCTAATCGCAACATTATTTCTATCAATAAATAAGTAAGCTTGGAATCCGGCACTTGTAGGTGTAGGCGTTGGTGTTGAAGTTAATGTTGGAGTTATTGTTGGTGTAGGTGTTATTGTTGGTGTAGGAGTAGGGGTTTGAGGTGTTGGAGTAGGGGTAAGTGTTGGAGTAGGGGTAAGTGTTGGAGTAGGTGTAGAAGTAGGTGTAGGTGTTGGACTAGGTGCAACACATGGTAAAATTTGAAACGTTTCACAACCATTCGCATCAATCAATTTTAACATTATTTCAGGTGCCGTCAAAAATATTGGTGGAATTACTGAAGAATATGTTTGGATTGGTGGTACAGGCCCGGAATTAATAACATCAATCAATGTTTGATTATTTCCGTAAGCGTCCGCAACATAAACCTGAACCGGATATGCTGCACCATCAATATTAACTAACTCTATTTGAACCATTAACTATAAATACAACAATCTTATATTTAATGTCTAAAAATTAAATAATATTCTTAAGTAAACGACACATCACAACATGAAGGTATTTGAGACGCACCAAAATTAATTAAACGATTATTTTTTTGCCATGTTATGGTGTATGGTGAAACATTATCAATTAAATAAACATCTCCACCTTCTGTGGTAAAATAAATATTATTATTATCAATAAACAACCCAAAAACGTCAAAGATTCCAACCAATTGGATATCCAATTCAACCGCACCCGTAGTATAATCTTGTTGGGTTATGTATTCAATGCTGGTATTAACATCATAATTAGTTGTAATTAATTTATTGTTTGTTGTTAAAACAATATCACCAGTTATCCGTCTATTAATATTAGGTAAATCAAATTTAGCCGAAAATACCGCAGAAATCCCTAATGTAATCTCACCAATAGTATTATTTATTGATGAAATCAATGTTGTATTGTCTTTAGCACAAAGTCCCGGTCCTAAACCCGGCATAATATAAAATCTATTAGCCACACCACTAAAAGGATTTAATGTAATATCATACTCACGTATGTTTGATGAGTCATATAACCACAATTTAGTGTTAGTATGTGCAACATCATCAGAAGTTCCCGGTAAAGGAACATTAAAATATGGGTTAAGTAGTGTATAAGTATTTGTCAGATAAGTGTAAGAATACACATCAGCATTATCTGTATTAATTATAACTGAACATTGAGGAACTATTGGAGTGTTTGGTGTAGGAGTCGGAGTTGGTGTAGGAGTCGGAGACGGAGTAACAGGACAATCAGAACATAATATATCATATTCAATAGTTAATTCAACAATAAGTTCTTGATTATTTAATGTGTCGTCCCAAGGAATTGTACTAACAATTATTTGGTTATTCTCTTCATTAATAGTTACATCACCAACACCCGGTACCGTTAATAATAAACTTTTAAGTGTATTAAGATAGAGCGTATCTGTTGGTACCGAAGTCAATGTTGTTCCGGTGAAAAAACTTTGACTTGTTGTAAATCCGTTAGGGTTTACAAAAATATTAATACCAAATATCGATTCATTCAATCGACAATTTTCTCGGTTAGTCGTTAAATCAAGGAATCCTTCATATAACATTTGATTTAACCCAAATTTAGATTGTGTTTGAATTATAAAATCCTCCCCACCCATAACATATGTCTGATAGGAAGTATAAAGTTTATCACAATTTATTGTTGTACTTCTCTGTAAAACACACCCTAAACTATCTGTGATTGATAGTGTGTATGTGTCAGCACTTAAACCACTAACCTTAATATCTTGAGGATTACCCGGTACATTAGTAGACCAATTAAATGTAAATGGTGGAGTACCTGATGTAATTAACGCAGTTAGTATCCCACCCGAACCACTTCCACACGACGTACTATATAATGTAAAATCTAAAGGTACACTACTATTAACAAAAACATTACCCGTTTGAACACAACCCGCATCGTCTGTTACACTAATAGTATGTTGCCCTGAACTTACATTACTAAATGTCACCGCAGATAAATTAGTGTTTAAAACATTTTGAATCCCATCTAAAGAAAAATCGTATGGACCAACACCACCTTCAGTTCTTGTAACTAAAACCGAACCGTTATTTTGATTACAAGTGGTTCCTGTAGTATTTGCAGATATTGTAAAAGTATCTGTGGCAACTAATGTAACTTCCTCAATATAAGAACAAGACGATGAATCTTGAACTACAACAGAATAAGTTCCTGAAGATAAATTTGAAAATATTACGACCGTTTGGGAACTAGTAATATTCGTGGTATTCCCATTAGGATATATTAAAGTATAAGTATATGGTGTAACACCTCCAATTACTGAAACTTGGATAGACCCATCAGTACTTGAACATGTAGACCCGTTTGTATTAACACTAACAGATGACATTCCTTGTGGAGATAATAACGAACTTCCAGCAATAAATGTACATAACGCGGCATCCGTAACTTGAAAATAATAATCGCCCGGCGACAATCCACTTAACGTCCAAGAGGCACCATATTGTATCGCAACTTCACCTGTTGATGCAGAAAAATAATAAGGTATTGTTCCTCCGGTGACCTGTATGGTTAACGAGCCATCCGCCTGAAAACAAGTAGGTGGAATTGCGGTAAAAATCCCCAAACCAATTGGAGGTACATCAGTAACTGTTGTATTTCTAGTTTGAATACATCCTGAAGAATCAGTAATAGATACCGAATACTGTCCCGATGTTAACCCTGTTATTGTACTTCCTGTTGCACCATTAGACCAATTATAGATATATGGCGGTGTACCGGTAACTCCCGTGATAAAAATTTTACCAATCGGAGCACCACCACAAGAGGAATTTGGTACGGTGTATAACCCGAAATTTAAAACATCCGACTCTTCAATTATAAAATTTTGACTATACCCTGTACACCCACCAAAATCAACAACTTTCATATAATATGTTCCTGGTAATAAGTTATCAAAAACAACGTAATTGATATTTGTGGTCGCTGACATAAGGTAAATGTCCTCTGAATCGTATAAATAAAAATTAGTTGTCGAATAATTGGAAGATGAACTTCCAGTCACCGAACCATTACTTTGTGAACAAGTGGTACCTTGTACCGCTTCTATATTCACACAAACCCCAGAAGATACAATAAGATTAATATAATATTCTAAATTAGTTGGTTCTGTACTATCATTAACCCTAACCACATATGTTCCAGCACTTAAAGAATCTCTAAAAGATGAAAGTACATCAGTATCAGTACCTAAATTAGGGTTAGACCATTGAATCGTATAGTCAGGTGTTCCTCCTGTAAGTTCTATAAATACAGCACCTGAATTAGTATTTTGACAATCGCCTGTTATCGATAAATTATAAGAAAAATTTGGCATTATTGTTGACAATTAATATTAATGTTTATTCCCACATCTAAAGAAATTGAATTTGTTGTTATCGCATCCAAACAACTTAACCCGTTTATTGTTAATGTATTTCCCTCTAATATATATGAATATCCATAATTTATCAATTGTGGAAGATATTCAACTAATGATAATCTCCATTGTAGTGGTGTTGGGACATCTGTATAACCATATCCAACATAAAATAACTCTTTAATTATTTGTTGTCCATTTATCTTTAAATCCACATACCAATCAGTCATCACAGAATTTTGAGAACATTGATTTAACGTTAAACCACTTTGACTTAACATATTATTAACTCTATTACTTAAAATACTATCAAAGTTTGAAACATTAATATCACCATTATTCCAAGGATAGATATTAAATTCTGCAAATTCACTATTACAATTATAGTCAAATATCCCTGATATTATAAAACATGGGTCAACAGGTACGGGAATAAATTGACATCCTCTCTGTCGTCTATATACAAATTTCTGTTTATGAAAAATTGAATTCTCCAACCTAACACCTCCATTCCAAATGGTTGTTGCCGGTATCATCTGTTCAACTAATTTCGTCCAATAAGGGCCAATACCATTAACATAATCAATTAACTTTTGGTAAGTATATTTGTTATTTGGTATTCCAACGGTTTGTTCGGATTCAATATATTTCCAAAAAATGGATTGAAGGGTTGGATATCCTCCGGTTTTTCCGTCTGAAATATATTGTCTATTTCTTGTATTGACCATATTTTCCCAAAATGTTTGAGAAAATTCAAAAAATGTTTTTTTCTTTGGTTCGGGATTTATATATGTCGCATCAACACCTCCCGGAACCGGATAATTAACCGTTAATCCTGTTTCAGGTATTGGGTAGTCATATCTTCTTGATTCTTCCCACACATCATACACCAATCCTTGTGCAGGATTTAAGAACACATCAACATTTTTAACATTTAACACTAACTTCTCATTATCAACAAAATAATAAGCATTATAATCTCCTTGGGTTGACACCCTAATTTTATCATCATCGGATAACCAAGACTTATTATTATCAACAACTTTTCTAAGTTTAAACCCTTCATTCATATATGGAAAATCCCTATAACGATTCAAATAGGTCTGACCATAAGTAAATGGTATTAATTGAGTTTGTATATTATAATTTTGTCCTGTATAAACCGCACCTGTTAATTGGACCTCATCAGGACTTCTATGTTGTGCCGTTGTTTCATACCAACCCGCACCGATTTGGAAAAAGAATGTTTCGGTATTCCTTGGTGCTTTAGGGTAACCTTCAAAATCAATTGGATAACTACTCAAAGTAGTATTAACATTTTCATAAATGGCAGTTGATGTATATGCGGTAAATAAATTACCTTTAAACTTATATGTTTGCCCCGGTAAATAAGTTGGGATTGTATTTACATAAGTTCCTCCCGAGATTTGAGCCCACTGTGTATTAAATTGGTCTAAATTGATTTTTTGGTCGGCCAAATAAATATGTTCATTATATTCAATTAATGAATCAGGTGCTCCAATCAATCTCAATAAAAATTCAATAGACCTTCGAGTTCCTTTAGATTTAAACAAATAAGACGCATTTAAGATTAAGTTTCTATAATAAGCGTAATTTAACTCCGTTGGTGTTAGCGCTCTCGCATAACCAGGGTATGTTGGTGTTGAAGTATTCCCAAATACAGAACTTAAGAAATCTTCATTTGTTATTGGTGAGAAATTTGATGACCACCCTAAAGTTCTTGAAAGATTTACTAATAACTCAGATGGAATATCATTTGACGGATTATAATTAACTGAATTCATGTAAGCCAATCCATCAACAAATTGTTTAACTTGGTCAAAACTTCTACCGTAAATTTGAAATATCTTCTCTACTTTTTGCCCTAAAGTGTCAAATTCTTTAAGTGAATCGGTCACCAAAAACCTTGAAATCAAATTTGTCTTAAATGAATCAAGATTTACAGCAATTTCTTGAATCTCTTCTAAGTAGCTGTCAAATTGATATGATGATATGTCCAAATTCCAAGGCCCTCTTTTAGGCCAAGTAACTTGTCTATATTGAGTATAAGTTTGTCCGTATTCATTTTGTTGTGGTACTTGAAATACCGCAGTATATTCAGGTCTAACCAACCTATTTAATAAAAATTTTTCAACTTCATCAAAATCTTCTTGAAATACTTTATCAGATATTAAATCATTAGGTCTAATTTGGTATTCACTATTCGTAATAGTCGTGTCTTTACCAAATGGAGAACCGGAAACATAAAATTCCAAATATCCTGTTGATAATGTCTCTGAAGGAGTGAAACCAATCACTTGATATATATTGTCATCAATACTAATACAATAATCTAAATAGGTGTTATATAAATTTCTATATTTTGAAGTTTCAATTTCCCTTACCGATAAGTTGTTAGTTGAATTTACCGAATAATCAATATCAAAAGGGTTGTCAAGTCTATCAACATTAACCCTAAAATAAGTCTCATCTTCTTCTTTGTCGTAAAATATATCATAAGCCGTATTCCCACTAATAAATTCGGTATTAATAAACCTAACATCCAACGACGCCGGAAAATAATGAATAATTTTTGTAATAGACACACTAAACCTCTTGGATAATGACCCATACATTGAAAAATTAAGAACTTGTGAAATATCATAATTTGGATAAACCCTAAATTGAGTCGCAAGAATTGCTCTACTCTCTTCCAAATTATTAATACCCATCATATCTAACGATATTGGTTCCGAAAATGCACCAACATTGAAAGTCCTATTGACTTTCTCCACAACTCCGGTTGTGAATTCAAAATTACCTTGAGTCAAACCTCCTCCTTCAACAGTTTGTAAACCTACAATGTTGTCCGAGAAAGTTCCCGCACCGTTGCCTGGGCGTGGGGGGTAAAAAAATTTCGTGTTCTTAGTTTCTACTGCCATTAACTTGTAATTGTTGTGAAGTTTTTACTAAAATCAATATTATTACCTCTACTTTGTCTAACCTCGTAAAGAAGAGCATTAAATTGGTCTCTAATCTCATATAGATTGTACTGACGATAAATATTATTTTCAGAGTCGTAGATTGTGTAGATACCATCATCAATGGATTTGGTTTGATTACCATAAAGAGCAATAGCAAGAGATGATATATCGTATTCCACCATTTCAATCTCCAATGTAACTGGATTAAAGAATGTATTACTAATGATTATATTTTGATTTGGCTGACCAATAAATGGTGTTGCATTTGGTTTGTTTGAAGGAGATGAAGATGGAGATAAAGTTAAAAATATTAAATTTGACGTCCCATCAACATATCGGTACCTAATTGATTTCTGAACGGTATTAACCTCATTACTAATAACAGGTTCACAGAAAAATGATGAAGTCACCACTCTAAAGAAATTTGGTATTTTTGACCCGTCAGGATTTAAGTATTCAATTCTAAAACCAACCAAACCTTGAGGAACAAATTTATTTTGGTATTGAGCAGGAACATTAGACACATCAATGATAATCCCTTTAACATTGGGTAATGCGTTTAACACTCCACAATCCGTGATTACCGTTCTAATTTGTGCGGGTCTTATATATAATGTATAAATCCCTATTTCATTAAATTGTTCTGCCGGTAATGTTAAATTATATAATCCACCTAAAATTTCAACACCCGCGTTTCCACCTGTTTCAGTATTATTGAAATAAGGTTTTAATAGTGTTGGTGCATCAAGTTGAGTTAGGATAAAATCATCCGTAGCATCTCTTGATGGAGTGTAATTCATAATTATCTGAACATCTTCAGGTGAAACATCACTTGGTCTTATTGTACCGTATGAACCGATTGCCATATTCTCTTTTTATATTATAAATAGTTTAGTTCTTTTTTTGTATATTAAAAAATCCGTATCCGTAATTAATCATGTCTCCCAGGTTATCGACCTCGCCCAATCTTTGAATCCTCTCAAAAGCCGAATTTTTTCCCCGTTCAATGAAAATATTTGTTTGAATTTGAGGTTGACCAATAACCTTTAATAAAACTTCTTCTTTAGTTATTGGAACCGCAGTTAAATTATTTTCAGTAAATCCCGAAGATTTTTCAAAGAAAATTGTTGTACCATCAAAATAAGTATAATAATCAACATTGTTAATAGTATATGCAGTAAATTCCGGATTAATATCTGTAATCGCCCCCCAAATTTGTCCATTCCTAATTACCGGAACGCCCACTTGATATTGATTTGGCCCATATAACGCCAATTCGGTAAGACTTGACTTAGTATAACCCGAGACAACATATGGGACATTTACATAATTTGATGAAATTTGAGGTGCAACTTCATTAACTGCATCCCCTGAAAAAATATAATCATAACTTACCGGAGTATTAACCCAGTTGCCGCCAGCAGGAATAAAAAACGCCTCACCATTTGGATTGTTTGGTACAATGTTCGTATAAGGTGTCGTTATTGTTTTAGTCACCCGAGTAATACCCCAAGGATTTGCCTGTTCTAAAGTAATTTGATAAGTTTTATTTGCCACAGGATAAGTATGGCTCATCGAATTTGGTGTATATCCTGTTATCGTCTGTTTTGGACTACCATCACCCCAATCCACTTTATATGAAGACAAATCCAAAAACTTTTGAAATTCACTTGAAGTATTATAAATATGGTACACATATGGTGATGAGGTTGTTGATGAAAATATAAAATTGGCAACAACATCTTTTTGTAAAACTGCCCCGTCAAACGGACTATAATATCCGGTGTCAATCGCGGTTTGTCGAATTAAGATAGGTACCGTTAAACCTGTTAATAATGATGAATCGTTTGGTCCCGCGCTAAGAACTTGGGTCATAGCAGAATATACCCCAACAGTCTGACCTCTATAGTCAGGACCAACATTTTGTCCTCCAAGATTTACTCTAAAAATATCACCAATAATATTTTCAGGGGATATTTTTATTTTATAATAATCTTCCATTATTCGGGGTTAATATATTCATACCATTTTATGGGGATAGTCGCCCCCGCTCTTCCATCTAAATTACTATAAATTTGCTGACTAGGGTTCATATTAAATACCTGATAAGTTTGTTTATCATAATCCATCTGAACTCTATAATAAAAATATTTAGTATTATCAAAAACGTGTTTATTACCTGAAATTGATGATTGGGGCATATTCATCATTCTTTTGAATGAACCGACGCTCGCATCATAAAATTTCGCGGTCATATAAAAAGTTGAAATGTCCAAAAAATTTCTTTTTTTCAACCAATATATAAAAAACCCTTCTTTGTCTCCAACATAATCTAAAACAAATTTAGGTTTCTTAATTTTAACAGGGGTTCTTTGCATTATCGTATCCATTGTTAACCCTTGTTGTGTTGGTATTATTATTGTAATATAATTTGTTTGTCGTTTTTCATCTACATTATCATATAAATCTAATTTGAAAAAAGAATTTGAGAAATTATTCGTATAATAATATATCTCTTCTGGAGTAAAGCCTTCGGAGATATAATTAATAGTCCAACTTGACTGATTATTTAACGTACTACCCGAATGAAAATAAAATTCATATTGTATATCAGTAAATTCAAATGGAGTATTTGAGTTTGGATTATTAACGGTGATTGGGGCGTGTGCGAATCGACTAACCTCAAAATCACCAAAACCTCCGGTTACTTTTTTAATTATTTCACTTTCATATTCGTTAATACTTTGGTCAAGACCCAAATAATCCCATGTCAATTTTATAGGAACCACCAATTCTTTATTGACAAATCCATTATTCATTATCTGTATTTTATTCACATCCATCAATTAAAGGTTTTATAGGGAATTCAATACCATTTAAGTTTGAATTATAATTTATTCCATCAGGGATTAATCTAAACTGCACATCTTTAAACGGATAATGAGAAAAATTCAAAAAAGGATAATCAACTCCTCTATCCAAATTGTCTATAAATCCATAAGTATATAAATCTCTCCATCTAAATTCTTGGTCGGAACTTGAATAATACGAATATGACGGAATACCTTCAATTATATTAATGTCGCCAGTTTCTATATAATCGGAAAATACTCTAATCGTCATTGGGGTATGTGGTTGGTAATAAAAACCTGGTGCGTTCAATCTATCAAATTCTGATGTTGTTGCAAACACATCTTGATTATATTTTAATTTATGAAAATAACCCGATATTACTCGTTCTATTTGTTCATAATTGTTCCATTCACAAAAATCTCCATCCATAGTGTCACCGGACATTAAATCCCGATTATAATAAAAAGTTTTAGTGACGCCACTTGTTAAGGTATAATTTGATGTCGGGATATTAGTATTAGAATTCACATTATTATCATCCCACCATGAATTAACATTTTGAGTTAAATTAAATTTCCACCCTTGTTTTAAGGCAACATTACCACCTAATGATGGTTTATTGAAATAACCGGTATATCCCTTATTTATAATCGTTAAAAACAACTCACTAACAGGTCTTTTTTGATTATCAAGAACACCATTTAAATCAAAATCATATTTAAATGTTATGTTATAACTATTACTACTTGTTTTTTGTGAAATTCTTGACTTGTCATCTGGTGTTAATACATCGTATTCAAACTTTTTTTCTTCATTAAACACATTTTTTTCAAATCCATTTTTAGTAATAATACATTCATCAACATTCGTTAATATTTTATGTTGTCTAACATAATATTCCGATGTCGTTTCTAATATGTTTTCAGGGTTAATGACCCTTCTAAATGTCCCTCTTCTTCTATTTGTAAAAGTAGTTCCTGTGTATCCTACATCGTAAATATTAAAAATGTACTCCTTACTATCAAATAAACCATTACCTAACGAATAGACCTGAAATAAATCAATATTGTTATAATTAAATGGGGGATTTTTAAATTTTATTTTAACGTATTCCCCAACCGATAACCCATGTGGTACAATACATTGAAACTGAATTATTGGATTCCCATTTTGGAATGTCTTTCTAATAATATATGGAATTCCTTCGGACGCAGTCCAATTGTCCTCACTATTATTTAGTTCATAAAATAATTTTTCGTCATAATTATTCCGATAAACATAACTTAAATAATATGTCCAATTATATGTATAAGCACTTTTAGCTTGATATTGTATATGTTGGTCGCTCACATTAGGACGATATAAGTCAAATTCATAATATTGAGGATAGCCAAACCATTTTCCACTAGCCACTGATTTTTCCGCTTCAACATAATATAAATTATTTTTAAATGGTAAGTATTCTGTAGTTCCCGTATAAGTGTTAGCGTAAATATAGTTCACCTTAAATGTTGGTCTAAAAATCGTACAAGATTGTCTTTCATCATCATATATTTGAGCAAGACTAATACTTTGACTTCTATCATATTCAGTAATTTGTTGACTTTGTTCCTCCAAAGATAACGAAATTTCTTGGTCAATAAAAGGTGCAGATTTATATTGTAAACTACTTGGGATTATGGTATACTTATTCATCAACAGAATATTTTGTTTTAAATTTATCTAACGCACTTTCACCTTTAATTATCCCAAAATAAAAATGGTTTGGAGCGCTAACTAAAAAGTTTTTCACTTCACTATTTTTATAAACATTTGAATACTTTCCATCGCTATCCACACCAAATAAATATCCACGTAGATAAATGTCTCCAAGTCCTATCGCGTCACTATCCGTAAAATAACTTGGGGTTGAGGTAGAATTATCGATTCTACGACTTAATGATTGGTAATTTTGACTAAAAATATCACTCTCATTTGTTACCCAATTATTTTTTTCGCTACCAAATATGGTGGTACCCCCATTCAAACTCCATTTATAAAATGGTACTTCCTGTGATTTAATCCCATATTGATATGTTATTGCATTCACATTATTTGAAGGTCTGAAGTTTATAATCCCCGGACTCAAATAATCTTTATTTTGTAAATCAAATGTTGTGGATGAAAAGAAAATACCTATCGTGGGATTATCGGGGTATCCAACAACATTAACTGGAGATGGGTTTTCATTTGTATTGTAAAATTGAGGTGAGAATGGAATAACACCAAATTCGGAATTGATTGACATAGCTTGTGCTAAATCCCCATCAATTCTAAGCACATTACGATTTCCTCGAGAGAATAACTCATTTAAACTATTATTAAATCCTGATAAAATTTTTGTTAAAAATTTACTAGTTGTGATTCGACTAATGACAAATAAATTAACCAAGTCAGAAGTATCCGAATAACTTGATGGGTTTAAACTTTTCATAATATACCCTTTGGACGATGGTTCAAATAAAATTTCTTGATAGATGTCGTCTTTCATTCCCAAGTTAACTATTGTAGTTGGGAATAGTAAATTCCGTCTATTAACCGACTGTTCTAAATCCCCCGTACCTCTTCCAATAAATTTGGTTCCATTATAAGGTGAACTCCTATAGTAGAATGTATTAGTTTTTTTATCGAAATAAACAAGTTGTTTTGCAAAAATTGAACGTGCTTCCCCTAATAAATTAAATGAAGTATCAACTTGAAGTGGGAACATATACAACGAACCATTAACCCAATTATTTGTGAAGGATTGTGCCAACACTCCTCGACATAACCCATAATTAAATCTAAATCTATATCCCCATTCAGCAAAAGTCCCTAAATCTTTAGTTAAATCAGTTAATGGTTTTCTAACCATAACATAACACCCACTTTCAACGGGGTCTGTTTCTCGGCATCCATCTTTCACTCTAAAGTTAGTACCATCACCCTCATAACATTTAAGACCCACCATTTGTTCACAAGTATTTAAACTAGTGAATACGTTAATCGCTGCATATTGACCTCCAATGTCTGCGGTTGGTTGTTGGGCCCCAGTTGAGAATCCTGGTGATGCGTACAAATTCAAATTTCCATCTATAGGGTACATTGCAAACCCTAAATTTTGTTGTAATAATCCAGTACTACCACTATAATTAAAATCATTATCCAAATAATCCGATGATGGTAATCTATCGGTTCTCATAATATTTAATTTTTTATTTGCAACTAATAAACTTTGAGTTGGTCCGGTTGTTGCGGTAAATTGTGGATATAATATAGGACTATAGTATAAATTAACTGGTGCATTATTTGCGATATCACTATTATAGTTGAAACTACCAATATTATTAATAGTCCAAGGTGCCCTATACATTAATGCTGCTCCAGATAAATCATCATTAGGTCTATATTGTCGTAAATAATTCCAATTGGTTGTTGGTGGATTATTAATATCAATATAATAAGGTCCATTATAATTGAATACGTTACTGGTAATACCACCACTTTTCTTAACCGTTAATGAGTTAGGAGTTTGATTAGTGTTAAGATTACTAACCGAATAAATTCCGGTGTCATTTGAGATGGTAGTAACCCCATAAGTATATGTGACTCCGTTTCCTTGATTTATAGTTCCATTTGCATAGAAAGAAAATGAAAGTTTAGCAATGTTAATAGATAAATCGTTATTATTAAACCACGTTTTATCTAACGCACCATAGTACCCAACATTTGATGTTGTATATGATGAATATGAATATCCGGGATTTGAAGATGTTACAGGAAATAATGAACTTGGAATACCCGGTTCAAAGAAAACTGATGGATAAAAAATTTCATCAGAATTTTTATGATTTTGTACCGATATTGTCGAATTTTGAGGAAGAGATTGAATTGGTACGTTAAGTCGGGTTGAGGCCGTAAATATAAAATTAGGGTCATTCTCTGAATTCCCAAATAAATTTCCAATCTGATATCTATTAATGTATTTTGGAGAATATGGGTCTACGCCTCTTTGTAATATTAAAATAGTTTTACTTGATAGGTCGTCTAGTGTTACTAAAGGATTTTCATTAAAAGGGGGTGGTACGGGTACGGCACCAAAAGGTGTTACGACACCATTTTGGTTATCTCCGAATCTCCAACCGTTTGTAGGATTATCTTGTAGATAATACCCAATTTGATTCCTACTTATAATATTCCAAAAACTTTCACCCGCCGATGATGATGTTACATCAGGGTTAGTACTAATCACCGGTTTACCATTAGCATCGGGAATAACATTTATTGTTACTGCGGTTAGTACTTGACAATATTCTATATCTAATGGAAACTCATATCTTTTAAACGCAATCCCTTTGACTATTTTTTTATCGTCAATAATTGCAGTCCCCCCAATCGAACTAATATTAATACCATTTTCATTTTTAATTGTAAGTTGTCCTATTGGAGTTTCAGGAATTTTATATCTTATACCACTACAATCCAAATAAGTTGTGGTTCCAGATTCAATAACATCAACCGTAATATCATAATAACATTCTGATTCAACTTCAGGTAAAAAATATTGAGTTGTGTTGGATAGAAGAGGATTACTAGGGTGGTTTGGATTAACCCACTTAAGTCCTAAATTAGTCTGTTTATTATTGAAAACCCCACAAATACCTCTTAAAGGGATTTGTACTCCAGAACCGGTAGTTCCTGTCCATGTAAAATTTCTATCTGTTGATTTACCCGGATTTACGAAGGTTAATAATGTTCCCGGTTCTAAAACTTGGTTTCCAAGTACAATTAACGTATTATCATAGTGAAATTTATTAATATTTCCGGGTTGATTGAATGTTACTTTTATTTTATTTAAACCTTCAAAAAATTTTCTACGAGTATTAAATAAATTTATACGTTCACCTATAGGTAGTGTCACACTCTGACTCATAAATGAATTTCGAAATCCATTGTCGTTAAATGAAGAAACAACTTGACTTTGTGTTGATTTAAATTGCAATGGGTTTTTTGAAGATACCGCTCGTCCCGATATCCATTGTGTCTCATACGGATTAAAAATCGCGGCACCATCTTCATTTCCACCATTAGATTTTAATGATTTTTCTGTCATTGTATTATAGTATGACATAGGATTAGAAGTCTGCAAAAGTATTCCAGGTTGAGGAGGTTGTTCTGTGTCTCCTCCACCAGGTGTTGTTGCCTCAGGGTCACACTCACACGCCTGACAATCAGGATATGTCATCATCGGCAATTTAAGTCTACCAAATACGTAAGACACAATATCAGTAAATTTAGTGGTTAGTAATACTAATAGTGCAATATATGTCACCAATATTGCCGCTTGTCCCGCAATTGTTAGTGCGAGAGTAAAAGTGAAACCTACTGAAGCCGCCGCGGTTAAACCGATTAAAATTGCCTGTTTTGTCGCCAAACTACCAATATAAACTATAAGTCCTGCTAACAATATAACCGCAAAATTGTTCCAAAGAAACGCTAAAAAATGATAAATAATTAATAACGGTACTCCAATAATCTGGATAACTTGTAAAATTATTGCAAAAATAAAATATAACAAATCAAAATTTCTAAAACCTTCATTAACAGGAAATTTATTAACCGTTGTCTCACAATCTTGACTATCAATTTCTTTAATCCCAATAAATCGACCTCTTCCACCATTTTTAAATTGGTCTATTAAACCTGAAACCGTATATACTTTATTAAACTGAAATTCATAAAAAGTATCTTCACAATTTATAATTTCATTTAATCTATTATTTTTTTGAGTTCCGGCAGAAAACCCATTAGTATATCCACTCCAAGCCAAACCAAAATAATATGAACTTTCTAGTTGAAGGTTTGGATTATTTGGGTTAGGGTCATCTCCCGAACTATTATATTCTTTAACATTTGGTACCAAATAATACGCTCGTCTAACTTGTTCACTCAAATTAGGCGATTGCGACCATTTAATTTTAAAACGATACTTAGCTTTAGTTGGAATTCCTACTGTCGGGTCATTTGATAACACTTTTTCACCAAATTCATTAGTGATAAAATAATCTAAATTCATTGGTAATTCGGTTAACCATACACCATTTCCATCAATGATATTTCCCGATTGTTCTAATTGATGTTGTTCTAAAACCGGATTACCTTCATTATCTTGATAAATTGTCTGTCTAATTGCCAATATCTGTCCCGGCCCTGTTGTTAATGAACATAAATTACCCATATCGTCCGGCGGTTTGGCATTTGGTCTGACCCTATAACTATCTGACGTAGAATAAATTGAACCCATAAAAACTGATGTGGGTTGTATATCAATATTAGAGTCTTCCCTTAAATCATAATCAACTCTATTAATTGCAATATCACACAATTCAGGGTCACCCCAAAGAGGTGAAACTTGAACATCTTTAACAACATTAATTATTTGAGGTAATGAATTTAAATCGGTAGATGTTCTAAACCTATTACCCGCAACTTGAGCCTCAGTTGCAAGACCCATTCTTATTAAGTCTTGAGGTGTTAATGAAAATTCACCAATATCTGATAAGTCAACGTCCATTACCAAAGTATGATTACCTTGAGGGACTCCCATTATCATATAATCCCCACTTTCATTAGTTTTGGCGGTATATTTATAATACTTATCATATATTTCAACTGCAGTTGACCCCGTTAAAGTATCTAATCTTGATGGTAAAGTTCCGGTAGCCGAATGACTTGAATAAGATTTTTCATATGGTAATAAATTATATCTATAACCATCTTCATTTATATCATTAGGTGATTTGTATGGATATAAACTTGAAATGATAGGGTTTGATTCATCAACCGGAGTTATTGGTATGAAAATTGAAACTCTAGCGTTAGGTATTCCAAATCCATTATTCGCGGTTACTCTACCAACAACCACACCATATTGAGAACAACTTTTAATGTAGATATCTTCTTGTTGTAAAGTTAAAGATAAAATTTCTAAAAATTCAAATTGTTGGTCTAACTGAACATTAATTGTTTTATTAACCCCTAACTCCGTTCTTATTCTATATGATTGTCCCATCAAACTACTTTATTTAATAAATACTTATTATAGGATTTTTAAAATAATCCCATTATTAAAATTATAGAATAAAGTCAAATAAAGTGAACTTGTTATGAGAAAGTTATTGATTGGAAATTTTTAACAGATATTCTAATGTCTCTGTTAGGGTATCTCACTTGATATACTTGTGATGGTTGTGCAAATATGGTATCATCCACCGGACCAATTTGTTTTGTTTCAAGATTTGAATATTCCATAGATGTTTCAGCTGATGAATATTGACCACCAACTTCGTTAAAAATGTCAATTCCCGCAACAGTTAAAACCCCATTCGTATTTTGGACAATACTCCTTAATTCCGAAAGATACACATTTTGACCTAAATTCCTTGTTTGAGGGTTGAAATATGCCGAAACTTTATCAACAACACTCGCAATTACTTGTCCCGAGTTTTGTGCGGAATCTAAAACAATTGAAATGTCCATACTTAAATCGATAACTTCCGCACTTAATATGGAAATGTAATCGTTCATCATTCTATAATTTGATAAATAATTTGCAATGTTTTGTCTTAAAGTATTTGAAACAATATTTGTTAATTTACCTGAAGTATCGTAGGATAATATCTGTATTAAAATTTTATTATCATTTTCAGTTATTGAAACTTTTGCTGGTGCTCCAAATTGAGCCGGCATATTTCTAATTAAAGATTCATAATCTTGAACCGTAACCGCTCTTTTTTGTGCCGAAAAATTAAATGAAACATAATTTCTAATCTCTTCTAAAGAAGGTATTCCCGCTCCACCAATAGCCGCAGTCACATTATTACAACGTAAAGAATTCACAACAGAGGTGTTTGTAACCTCTGACGGTCCATTAACAAAAAAGGAAACCGTACCAATCTGATTAATTACATTGGTACCTAAATTAGTTGCTAATCCTCCACCAATTCTATATTGAATAAATAAGGTAGAATTCGGTGTTAAAGTTGAACCTAATGAAAAGTTATTTGAGTATTTTTGTAATTCTAATGTAGTCCCTAAAGTCGTAAACTGATTTAATTGGTCTTGGGCCGTATTGGTTCCTCCACCAAAAGTCATTTTCTTAAATCCTTCAGGTGTATATTCGGTTATAAATCTATTTTGTGTTTGAATATATCTACCTACTTTAATTCCCGGTTGGTCGGAAACTTTTGTTGGGTCTTCAACAAACACTCTATCTTCAGCTAAGGCATCCACTTCATACCATCTATTCTCTAACCCTAAAAATTCCGCTGTCGTTGGGACATTCGTATAATTAGTTCCATTTTTCAATAAAACACTTGTAATCCCTAAAACATTTTTTTCAGGTAAAAACAATTCAAAAAATGGTCTAACGTCATTCGCGCCAATCACCCTTTTGAATATTTTTGTAATTCCATTAACAACTATTTCTCTTTTTGTTATAGTATAATTTACCAAAACATTATTCGCATTAAAGTTTGGTATTTTTAATCTATTTGGAAATCCTTGAGCGTTATATGGTGACGCAAAATCAATATCATAAACATTTTCAAATACAATACCCGCACCAACGACTTGAGAACCTCTTGACAATGTTCCAAGATATCTCTCATCTTCTTTATCACCAAACGCAGGAACTGTAATAGAAAAATCAACCAATGAAACTGAAGGTCTTTGTCCCGGTAATTTCAAACCGTAAGTTCGTGCTATGTTGTAAATTGACGACCTTTGTTGGGCATATTGTAATACAGTCTCTTGAATACTCCTATCTATATTATAGTGTAGATTATCCGCAACTGCCGCATTCAAATCAAGAAATACCGAAAAAACTGAAGCGTCATTAAAATCCTGAATCAAATCAGGATAATATGTTCGAGTATAATTTAATAAGTCTGTCCTAATTGATTGATAATCTCTACTACTGTACGATATTCTATTGTTTGCCATATTATTTAAATATTAATGATAACAAAATCACTCCCTCCAAATGTAGAACCATTAGTGGAATAATCTATTCTTATTTTTGCAGTATATTCTGCGGTTCCTTTACCCGGAAATCTATATATTGACGATTCACTAGTTCCTACAAAATTTTGTCCCGTTGCAATATCCACCTCTTCTTGTGGGTCAGCAGGAGTTATCGATAAACTATTAACTAATAAATTTGGCATAAAAGTCTCAATCGCGTCTCTTATGTCAGATTCAATTGCGTTAAATGTTAACCCATCAAAAGGTTCGAATAAAAATTCATACAATCTTGTACCAAATTGAGGTAAATAATATCTTGACCCCTTTCTAGTTAATAATAAATGAATTAAATCAGCTTTTATTTCATCTGATTCAAATTCGGTTAATTGAAGGTAATCTCCCCTTAAAGAATCTCTAAAAGGAAAATTAATACCATAAGTAATTCCATCTGCCATAACTATAAATATATTACTCTATTTTTTTCTATAAATAGATAAAAAAAGAAAATCCCAACATTAAGTTGGGATTTATTTTTAAGATGAACATCCAAAACATTCAAATGGACTATCTTCAGGTTTAGTTGTTGTGTTTACAATTTCAACTTTAGGTATTTCCACACTTGTTTTCGGTTTTTGAATTTTTGAAATATCCACCGCTAAATGTTTTGCCCCTGTTGATATCGCTTTAGTTCTAACATAATAACACAATGTTTTTAAACCTTTTGACCACGAATGGAAATGAGATGAAGTAATTTTTGATAATGTTGGATTCGACATATAGATATTCATTGATTGAGATTGGTCAATAAATGGTGCTCTATCTGCAGCCATATCAATTAATTCTCTTTGAGAAATTTCCCAAATAGTTTTATATTTGTTAATCAAATGTTCCGCTCTTTTAACTTTTTTAGCGTAATGTTTATCTTCTGGGTCGAGATAGTTATTGAAATTAATATTTTGGATTGAACCCTCATTTAGAATGATTTCATTTTTCAAATCTTCATTCCAAATGCCAATTTTTTCAAAATCAGTAATTAAATACTTGTTTACAATTAAAATCTCACCTCCAACAACACGTCTATTAAACAACGCCGAGTGAGCCGGTTCGGTCATTTCAAAAGAACCTGTAATCTTAGCCGAAGACGCAACCGGCATTTGTGCTGTGAATAAAGAGTTACATACCCCATATTTTTTAACATCTTCTTTCAATGAAGTCCAATCTAAAAATAATTCAGATTCATTCAATCCCCACATATCGAATTGTAAAATACCTTTTGACATTGGAGAACCTTCGAAATATTTGTAAGGTGTTCTAACACCTGATTTACATAATTCCATACTTTCAGTCACTGCCGCGAAGTATATTGCCTCAAAAACATTTTTATTAAGTGTTTTCGCTTCTTCTGATGTGAAAATATAATCCATTAAGTAGAATACATCCGCTAATCCTTGTGTACCAATCGCGATGGCTCTTTGTTCAAGACCACCTTTCAATCCTTTCTCAGTTGAGTAGTTGTTTTTATCAACAACATTATTCAATGCTCTTACTACTTTTCTAACTTCACTAATTAAAAGATTATAGTCAAATTTACCATCTCTAATAAAGTTCTTTAATACTATAGATGATAAAGTACAAATAGCCGTTGTTTCTTCATCTGTAAATTGATAAATCTCATTACAAAGATTGGATTGTTTGATAACACCAATGTTTTGGTGATTTGTTTTTTTGTTCGCATTATCTTTTGAACATAAATAAGGAACTCCTGTTTCAATTTGAGATTCCACAATTTTTGACCAAATGTCTTGTGCTTTAATTTTCTTACCAAGACCCATTTCAACCGCTTTGTCATAGTTAGCTTCGTATTCTTCACCATAACACTCTTGAAGTGGTTTAATTCCCGCTTTGATAATATCGTTAGGACAGAACAAATACCAATCCCCATTATCTCTAACCGCTCTCATAAAGTTGTCCGGAATCCATAATGCTGTAAATAAATCTCTCGCTCTTAATTCTTCCATACCTGTATTTTTCTTTATATCCAACAAGTCCATAATGTCCTTATGCCAAGGCTCTAAATAAATCGCTGCACTACCAGGTCTTCTACCTTGTTGATTAAAGAACCTTAAAGATTCATTAACGATTTTCAAATACTTTAATAATCCACCCGCAAATCCACCTGAAGTGTTAATTCTACTTTCTTTACTTCTAATGTTAGACATTGATAATCCAATACCTGCCGCATCCGAAGAATAAGTAGAAATATCGTTTAAACTTTCCAACAACCCATTACGAGAATCGGAGTTATTATAATGTAATACACAAGACGCCAACTGAGGAACTCTAGTTCCCGAGTTAATCATAATTGGTGTTGCTGGTGATATTAATTGATTTGATAACGAATTATAATAATCCATTGCTTCTTCATAGGTATTTGTCACCCATAAAGCCACTCTCATATACATATGTTGTGGTCTTTCAACTACTTTACCTTGAGGTGTTTTTAATAAATACATTTCTTGTAATGACCTCCAAGCGAAATAATCAAAATTATAATCATTCTCGTGATTGATTTTTTCATCAATTTTTTCTGGTCCGTAGTTTTTAATAACATCAATTAGTTTTTCGTTAACAACACCCAAATCGTATAACTCCATCATAGTCTCCGAGAAACTTTCTTTAGTTACTTTATGATACGAAGAAATCGCAACCGATGACGCCAATCTTGAATAATCGTGATGACTACCAGTATAAGCCGCCGCAATCTCATAGATAAGTTTATCTAACTCTTTAGTGGTAATCAAACCTTCAGTTGGGACCGAAGTAATTACTTTAATAAAAATCTCGTCAGAATTAACATTTAATCCTTTTGCCGCCCGTTTAATTCTATTATATATTTTCTGTGGATTAAACGACGCATCGTCTCCACTTCTTTTTTTAATTTTTAATGACATCATAATTTATAGTTTTTAGAAATCGTCTGTAAATGTAATAGTTTCGTTCAATTTTGCTTTTTGGTATTCCATAGTTCTTGATTCAAAGAAGTTACCTTTGGTTTCAACAGCAATTTGTTCCATAAATTTGAATGGTTGTTCAACATTAAACTCTTTCTTACATCCAAGTTTAACTAAAAGTCCGTCAACCACAAACTCAAGATATTGTTTCATCAAGTTTGAATTCATACCAATAAGTGATACTGGTAAAGATTCAGTAATGAATTCTTTTTCGATTTCTAAAGCTGATAATAAGATTTCTTTTATTCTTTTCTCACTTGGTCTTTCTTCGACGTGATTATTCAATAAATGAATTGCAAAGTCACAATGTAAGTTCTCATCTTTAAAGATTAATGAGTTAGCATTACACAAACCTTGCATAAGTCCTCTTGACTTCAACCAAAATATCGAACAGAATGAACCTGAGAAGAAGATACCTTCAACTGCCGCAAATGCAACCAATCTTTCTTGGAATGACGCATCTTTAATCCAATTCAATGCCCAATTCGCTTTCTTTTGAACTGCCGGTAATCTATCAATAGCGTGGAAACATTCGTCTTTTTCTTTTGGATTTGACACATAAGTATCAATTAAAAGTGAATACATTAATGAATGGATATTCTCCATCATTAGTTGGAATCCATAGAAGAATTTAGCTTCCGGGTATTGAACTTCTTTTAGGAAGTTTTCTGCCAAGTTCTCATTAACGATACCGTCTGATGCCGCAAAGAATGATAAAACATTCTTAACGAAATATTTTTCATTATCCGATAAATTTTCCCAATCACGAATGTCATTAGTTAAATCTACCTCTTCTGCCGTCCAAAAAGCGGCTTGATGTTGTTTATAATATTCCCAAATATCGTTATGCTCAATTGGGAATATTACGAAACGATTTGGATTCTCTACTAAAATTTTTTCCATATATAATTTTTAATTTTGTTGTTGTTCTCTTAATTTTCTTTTTTCTAATAATTCTTTAACTCTATCCCTCTTTCTCTCTTCTTGTTGTTCTTCAAATCCTAAAAATGTTACCGAACTTTCAGTGTCTATCTCAAGTAATTCGTTGTTGAATTTACAATTCTCAAATACAACCCCATCCTTACCCAATCTTGATTTGGTAATTGCAATCGTTGCCAAATTCATTTCTTTTTGTTGTAATGTTTTAGCCACCGATATAATTACGTGTCCTACTTGTGCTTTCTTAATTGAACCTCCCATTTGGTCTGTAGTTACAACCTCAGATGAGATTGAACTTCTATTACCTTGTGTTGCAGTCCAACCAACTAAATTAAGTTCATGACACATCGCCTCAAATCCTCTCATAACCGAACCCTCAGCTTTCCACTCATCTTTACTACTACTTTCAGGAACCACACAATCAATATAGTCTAACAAAACTAAATCAATTTTTGTTCCATCCGCAATCATCTTTCTAATCTGATTTTTTATATGGTTCATTGTAACAGAATCTGAAGGGAGTTTTTTCAAGATTAACTCGTTCTTCATCGTCTCTTTAATTTCGGTAATTTTACCCATCACCTCGTCTTTGTGATTCATTAAATTATCTGGTTCAATACCAGTCCAAAGTGTGAAGTGTTTTCTTTGAACGATTTTAGGATTGTCTTCAAAAAATATTTGAAGAACACTATAACCGAGGTTAAATGCTGTGTTCGCAATTTTGGTTAATATTGTGGTTTTACCCACACCTGTTGGTGCCAATATCACACCAATCTCACCTTTTGCTAACCCACCTTTTAACAACTTGTCAATACCCGGAATACCCATTGGTATTGGATGTCTGAAGTCCTCATCCAAAACACTATCAAGATTGGAAAAGATATCCGTTATTCCGGTATCTCTTTCTCCTACTTGTAACGCTTCTCGAACCAACCCTTCAACTTTATCATAAGATTCAAAATCACCTTCGGTGATGATTTTTTGAGCCCTATCCATCGCTTTTTGAAGTTCTTGTTGTTTACAGAATTTCAAGGCTTTCTCTTGAACGAATTGGGTTCCTTCAAATGGAGCGTCTTTAACTTGTGTTATGGTATCAAGAACGATTTTAGCAACCAGTTCTTGTGAGATTTCAGACCTAACAATTTGTTCAAGAGTATCGAAATTAGGTGTTGATTGGTATTTTGTATAATACTCTTTAGTCATCTGTAAGATGATTTTAAAGTATTTGTTGTCAAAGTAAGAACTCTCAATTACATCCATGATGGTCATTGAAAATTCCTTATCTACTATGATTTGGTTTAAAAGTTGTAATTGAAATGTATTCCCTAAATAATCAAAATTCTTGTTCATATGTTCTTTGTAAGTTTCTCTGTTTTATTAAATAGTTACTTACTCAAATCAATTCCCAAATAATTAAAATTTAATTTGTTTGTGGAAAAAATGTCAGTCAGTTCACGAAGTGCATCTTTCAAAATTGGTCGTATATCAACCGTGTAACGAACTTTCGGTGGGAATAATTTTCCATCAAAAATTCTATGACAAATTGTCTGTTCTCCAAGTTTAATATAAATGTTAAAAATTTCCGGACCATCTGTGAACGATGTATTCATTATTGTTGGGTCGTTTGAAATTGAGTCTTGATTATCCATCATATAGGTAACCGTTTTCATTTTTAAGTTATATTCCAACGCTTCCTTGAAGTGTTTCATATAGTAATGGAATTCCAACGAATTTTTTGCTTTAGGATTAAATCCTCTAACATTGAAAAATCTTTGAACTATGATATTGTCATTTAATGTCAATAAAAATTCAATTTTTGTGCTTTCCTGTTCTCTCATAAATTTAAATTTTTTGTGTGTTTCTTTTTTCTTTTCTTGTTAATTTCATAAATGGTTTGAGGAAATTTACCCAAGCGTCATCATCTTTCGGTAAATACTTAAAGAGCCCGTCCTCCATCATCATTCTCATTAAGTTTTTGTATCCCCTATCTGTTGGGTCAATACTATCGTTTAAAATCTGTTCTACTAAGTTTTTTCCATCATCGGTAATAAGGGGGTTTTTAAGGTCAACAATTTTTCTATTCGTATTATAAAACTCTTCTCCAAGTATAGACAATTTTGTCTTACCTGTCAAAATATTATTTAAAGTTTTAATTGGTTTCTTTTGTTCAATATTTCGGGCACACTCCAATAATTCCTCCACAGTACAAGGTTTCTCTTGTATTTGAGGGAAATATTTAATCAATGTTTTTTCTCCCAATCCTTCAATACCATAAATGTTATCGGATTTGTCACCAGTAAAGATTTTGGTTAGTAATACATTATGGTGGGGAATATCAACCTTATTAATGGTTATCATATCCCCATTCTTATAATATTGTTTTGATATTGGTGAATAAATGGTTACCCTCTCGGAGATGAGTTGAGTAAGGTCTTTGTCCGCCGAGAAGATAATAATATCCTCATCAGTTGTAATTTGTGTATAATACGCCATTAAATCATCGGCCTCATTATCTTTAACCTCAACCTGTCTAACAAAGATTTCTTCCAAATATTGTTTTACACGGACTTTTTGTTGAAGATACGACTCGTATTTGAACTCGTTCATATCTTGTCTTCGGTTCGCCTTATATTGGGGGTAAATGGACTTTCTAATAGATGAATTTGATTCACCATCCCAGAATACAATTACTTTATCGTGATTGTGTTCTTCAAGAAATTTTCGTAAGATATTGATGAAATGGTAAATTCCTCCCAAGTGTTCACCATCATTGTATAAATCTCTAGCCCCATGAAAGCCTATCTTAAATAGGTTGTCACCGTCAACTAATAATGTTTTTTTCAATTTTTTTTATTTATTGATTAACAATTTGTTTCCTCTTTTTTGAATGTTGGTTTGATATATTCTCCCAAAAATTCCGTAAATATCGCCTCCATTACCGGAACACATATTGAATTACCGGCCAACGCAATATGATTATTTGTTGAAAGATTTGTCGATAATAATTTAGTGATGTCATCTTCTCTAACACCCATAAATCTATAACCCTCTCGTCCTGTAATAGTTCTCACTCTACCATCAACCATAATCTGTGGCGAACCTGTTGTCGTCAAACAAGGGGAACACCCATCTATAGAATATATACGTCTTGCTTGGTCATATTTAACATCGTTTCTTCTTGCCACAAGTTTACACACACTATCTTTTTTAGGTGTATTAGGGGTAATCTCACATTCAATAAATAAATCTTCCTTGATATCTTTATCAATAAATGACCTCATTGATACTCTATCTTTTCTATGTTTATCAACACCACTCATAATAGATTCAACTTCTTCGTTTGTCATTCCATAAACAGACATCATGAACACTCTTTCTCTATTCTGTGGACACCCAAAGTTAGCACCATTAAGAACCTTCCAAGAACAACCATATCCCAAATCATTTAAGAATGAAATATGACTTTTAAAGTTTTCAATGTGATTATGTGATACCAAATTTTTAACATTCTCCATTAAAAGATATTTGGGTTGGTTTTTAGTTAAAATTCTTTCAACTTCATATAATAAACCACTCCTCGTACCTCTTTGAATACCCTTTTGAATCCCTGATATTGAAATATCTTGACAAGGGAAAGAATATGTCATTAGGTCACATTGGGGGTAATTATCTTCACTTACTTTAGATATATCCCCCAAATTACCCAACGTTGTTTCGTGTAATGAATCGTATGCGATATTTGCGGTTTTAAGTATGTCACAATTTGCGACATTCTCATAATCAACACCAATATAATTTAGTGCTAATTCTTGAGTCCCATAACCCGAAAATAATGATATAACTTTTAACTTATTCATGTTTTTTATTTATCTTCCTCAATTTCTTCTTTCAAATCAAAATCACCATCAACACCAATGATATCTTTCCAATAATCAGCATATTCTTTCTTGTATTTTTCAATATTAGATTTTTCTTCCACAGAATCTTTACCCGCCAAAAACCCATGCGGTGTAACAATTATTTTACCATCATCATAACCTAATCCCGAGATATGATTCTTTAATACAGATACTTTACTTCTTATTGCAAACTTAATTGAACGTTTGTCTTTTGTTGCCGTAATTTTTGTAGTTCCCGCACCTTTTTGATTTCCAAATAAGAATACTAAAGACGAGTTTAACCAAATTGCTTCACCACCTTTCGCCTTAATCTTAGGCTGGCCAAACGGATTGTCAGGCAACTCTACCCAAGGCTGATTCACGATTATTAAAGTATTTTCATATTTTGAATCTGCTTTACGAGAACCCGAGATACGTTGATTTATACCCATACCTATTTTATCGGCTAGTGTTGAAGCATTGTGTTGTTTCCCACCTTTTCCCTCATAAGTCATTTTACAAGGAACTGAACCAACAGAATCCCACATAAAACATAAACTATAATCTAATTCACCTTTTTCTTGTGCATCTAATAATGAGTTAATATAATCCGTGATTTGTTCAATATAATCGAAATTATTGTTGAATATATAGAATCCATCCCAGTCTAATTCACCGGTCTCTTCATCAATAACCTCTTCGCACTCAAATCCCATAAGTTTAGCATGTTCAAAAGACCACTTCTGTTCTGTAATAATAAAAACAGGAAGAATACCTTTCTTTTGAGCGTCAACCGCAGTTTTAACTAACGCAGTTGTTTTACCCGTATCAGAGTGACCCAAAAACATATTTAAGTGTCCTATCGCCGGACCCGGTAATCCCACCGCATCCAAGAAGTCAGGACCCAAATCAAAAAATCTTTGGGGTTTATATTTTGCAGATGTTGAGAACTTTTTCTTCAACGAACTGAAATCATTTTTCTTTATTGCCATAATTTTTGTTTTTAATTAAAAAAAACATTCTCAAGGACGAAATATCTTTGAGAATGTCTTCGATGAGTTATTAAAATGGTAATTCACCATCCACCTCGTCATTTACTTGAGGGTCGATGATAGTTGTTTCTGATTTTTTAGAACCACCCATAGTTGTTGTAGATTCTACATCATTACTATATACATATCCACCTTTTTCACTATCCCATTTTGGAGTTTCTCCACGAGCAATAGCTTCAAGATATTCAACAGGTTTTTTAGAATAAACATCTAACCAAGTTAATTCATCATTAACCCAAGCGTTACCTTGTTCTTTTTCGTCATGAACCGGAGTTGGGTCATCATACATAATTGTTGATACACTTGTATATTCTTTACCTGCCGGTGTTTTAGACTTTGTAAGTTCTATGATAAGGTCGCGACCTTTTTCAGGGTCTGTGATGTCTCCTTTGTTTCTCCAAATAGGAATAATCTTATCTAAGATACCATCATTTTTGTAGTTGTGTTTGAATCTCCAAAATTTTGGTCCATCCGCTTCATTATCTCTATCAATAACTTTAACGATGTAAAATTTACGAGATTTATATTGTTTTGCCAATTCTTTGTCAGACTCTTTACCCGTAGATATCAATTCTTCATAAACCTCATTTAAAGGAGAACGCTCATTGTCATTCTTTCCCGGGTCATAGAATTTCTGCCATTGTCCACCTACTTGGATTTCGTGATACCAAGCTTCTTTAAATGGTGAACTTCCGTCATGTGTTGGTAGGATACGTATTCTACGTTGTCCTGATTTTTCTTTTTCCCCAAGAATAAGAGCGAAATACTTTTTCATTCTTTCATCTTGAGACAATTTACCTTGGGCCCCGCCCCCTCCTTGTTGTGCTTTTTCGTACTGTGCCAATACGGCGTCTAATGAACTCATCATGTGTTTTACGTTTTAAATTTATAAATAATTAATTAATGATAACTGATATTACCCATATAGTCAAATAAAAAAAACCACCTTTTGGGTGGTTTTGTTGTTTAGGTTTTTTCTATTTATTTGTATTTATACTCATCTTTAAATCCGATACCTTGAAATGAATTTTTAATGTCATTTACATTTATATCAGTAACATCGTCAGCGGTTAAAATATAATCATTTTTTCCTGTTTTTTCCATCTCCTCTTGTTTATCATCAAAAAATTGTGATAATTTTTGATTAAAAGGATATGAATCATAACTTCTTAATTCTAATTTTTCCTGAGGTGTTTTTTCTCTGTATTTTTCAATTTTGTTTTCAAGTGAGTTAAGTTTATTCATAATGGTATCCATCTCACTTAATTTTTGTTCTAAATTACTTAATTGACCAAATAAGTTTTCAAAATAATCATCTTGTTTTGTTTGAATACTTTTTTGAGCATCCACTAATTCAGTAATATCAAGTTCTTCAGAACCTGAAGTTTCATCCGTATTTTCTTCCGAGTTTCCTTCGTCATCAATTTTTTCAACATCTGGGTCAGATTCAACATCAATAGGTTCGGGTGTCGCTTCCGCTCCGGGTACTGGTGGCGCCATCCCTGCATCAGGTGCCGGTGCAATATCATCACCAGGTAATGGTGTTGTTAAATCATCAATTGCATCTTGTTCTGAAATATAATTATTAATACTTCTATATCTTTGGATTTCCGCCAATATTTTTTTATCTAAACTCATTTAATTAACCGTTTAATAATTGTTTTATACCTCTTGAGGTTTCAACTCTAACTCTTTTATTAGCGGTTGTTTGATGTCCGGCTCTTTCAATTAGACCGTCTCTCTCTCTAACCACATAACAATCACCAGTATCTAAGTCACAAACTTGTTTGGTTCCATCACCATTATCTTCTTCAGAGTATCTAACCGATTTTCCAAGATAGTTGTCTAATGCTGTTTTTAAATTCATAAAATTATTTTATATATAAATATATCGTAAATCAAATAAATTAGGTCATCATTATAGTAAATGGAAATGTTTGTGCAATATCTCTAATAATATCATTAGGATTGTTAGTTATATTATAAACAACATTTCTATCCACAGGTTCCGCAACCAAGGTAATCTTATTGTAAATTTTACTAATTAAACCAACATTATCCGGAGAAACATTTATATTAACTTCACCTATTATATCCACAGCATTAATTGTGAAAGTTTTCTTATTACTACTTACATAAATTTGTAATTCATTTCCAAAATTCCCTTCACCAACTTTTTCCTCAATAATTGTATTATTTGGACCAACAACCGTTTTAACCGCAACCCAAGTCCATACAGTATTTGCGGAAAGAATATTCCAATTACCTGAAGATGGATTGATAGACACAACCATTTTTTCGGCACTTCCAACTTGGTTAAATGTTGTGTTCGCCAATAGAACTACAGGTTGAGGTTGTGTATTAACATTAGGTGGTAATCCCGGAGGTGTTATTGGTGTGGATGGTGAAATTTGTTGAGGGTTGTATGTAAAGTCCGTTGAACTTGCAGACGAACCATTTAACCCTGATAGGATTATTGGATTTTGTTGTGATGTTATAGTATTAACAGTCGGTACTACAACACTAATTGTAAAATTATTAATAATTGTAAAATTAGTTATGAATGTATTACTAATCGTAATTCCCGTTACTTGGTCTAAATTTTCACCTATTATCGTTAATATAGTTCCACTAGTTCCTGTTAATGGAGAGAATGAGGTAATTGATGATGGTTCACAAGTATTGGGAACGGTAAATGTATTTAAATTATTTGATGGATTAGTTTTTCCACTATTAATATCTTCAATCTTCTTAATTTGTTCCTCGTCATTTTTCTTAATATCAAATACTATTTGTTTATTTAATCCCGCAGAAACCGCAGTTTTAAACGCATTGTTAAATGTTTTTTCAAGTTCACTATATCGACTAATATTTTCATCAAAATAACCTTGGGATACATTAGGTACCGGCCATTCACAAACATAAAATTTAGTAATACCAAGTCCTGTGTCAGGATTAATTATTTGGTCCACTCTACTATTTAATCTTGAACTCATAAATCCGATAAAAGTTTTCACATCTTTAAATAACGCAATTGGTTGTGATGTTTTAGTTCCTTTTGAATCGGGCATTTCAACACAGGTGTATTTCTTTTGTTCAAATAAATTAACACTTTCACCATATAGATTAGTTGTTAACGTAACATTTGCAAAATTATTGTTAAACACATAAAATTTATCAGTATTAAATGTTTTTGCGTAACATATTAAATAAACAATAACCTGTAAATATTCATCAGTGATTTCCGACTTTATCGCATCGACTAATTGTTGAGGTGTTAGATTTGTTGATGTTGCGGTTTCGGCGTCACCCCAACTTTGGAACTCAGCTGATAAATTATTACTACAAGAATTAATTGTCGCACGAGTATTATCACCAGATTGTGTAATATAATCAGATTTATTGATATTTGTTATTGCCTTACCAGTAACACTATCTTTACTATTTTTAATAATACTTTCAACTTTAGTTAATAAATTTTGATTAACACTTTGTAAATAAGAATCAATTGAAGGTAAACTATATATACTTTGTCTAGTTCCTGTAAATGTTGTTTCAAACTTACCAGCAGTAATATTATGGTTTACTTCCGTTATAAAATACGGACCATAAAACATAGGAACATTTCGCAAGTTAAAGTACATTGTAGGTTGTAATAATGCGTTTCCAAGACATTGAACCGTACATTGATAACTTCTATTTTTATAAAAATTATATAGTCCGGTGTTTTGAGTTGTAACATTTCTACCCGAATATTGGTCAAACATATCTACTTGAGCTTGGAGAGCTTCACTAGTTGCTTTACCCGTATCCATAGAAACTTGAATGGAATAAAACACGTTTTGATTTCTAATACCAGCATCAACATTAAATCCAACACACTTATTTGAAATACCCCAATCTTTCTTATTTGC